AGCCATGTTTTCTGGGTCAAGTGGATCGCCGCCATTTACAAGCGCGATTAAATGATCAACTGTGTCTGCTACGCCTTGACAATACCGGCATGTGTAATTATCTCTAGCTAATACTTGAAGTCTTATCTTCTTGTAAGCAGTAGTGAGTCTAGGGTCGTTATTCTTTAATGCCAATTGTGTTTAAGCCAGTGATCTTTAGCCTTGCATGGTGTGGAATAGCGATGCTTGATATAGCGCAAGCCCCACTCCACTTGCTGTATTGGTGTAGCTGTTAGTAACCATTTGCTTCTACCTTGTGGTATGCCTGCATGGCTACCATTAACAGCTTTAGGATTCCATGCGCTTTCTTTACCATAAAGGAAGGCTAAGCATTTGTATTGTTTAATATCATTCAATGAATAGTAAGCATATTGTTTAGGTGTCATCTTTATATTTGTTATGTCAGAACTACCTGCATTAGCCATAAAGCATAGAGATAGCCCTAAACCTAGTAGCACCCCTCGCGCTATCCGCTTCGGCGGCGCGAGTTGAACGCTTGATGCGTTCTGCGAACTTAGGTTATCAGGTGTGTCAAATCCATTTGTATAAGTGCTGGTCAGATCGGCGTTTTGCATTACTGACCCCCAATCTTTATCGGTTATCGGTTGAGTAAAAGCCCTTGCCCTTTAAGATAGTAGGTGTAGCAGCTATTACTTTGAGCATAGGTTCATTGCAATAGGTACATGGGATTATTGGTCGATCGTGCCATCCGTGATAGATTTCTTGACTAAGATTGCATCGTGTGCATTTGTAGTCGTAGGATGGCAAGTTAAGCACCTCTTTATCATGTAAGACCCACAGCCTGTGCAGCGGTCAATGTCTGCTTCTGTGGGATCGCTGGATAGATGACCATATTTAAGTTGGAGTAGTGGCAATAGATCTTCTAGTCTAATGATACAGGCGTAATCTTCCGGACTTTCGCCTTGACCATTCAAGCGCATCACTGCAAATCCCAATTCCCCAGAAACGGATGTGCGAGCTTTTAATTGCGCGAGATAACTGAGTGGCTGAAAGGCTTTTCTTGCCTTGACCTCACAGTCAAACGGAACTCCCAGAATATCCTTGCCACTACCCCTTCCGACAGTTGCGTTTTGCCAGACAGTTGATAGGTACTGTGCGACTACGCGCTCTGTGCGGAATCCTCTGTGCTTTCTGTGCTGACTAGCCATTAAACTTTCCTGCTAAATATCCGCCCCATGCAGCTAAACATAAAGCAATTACCCACAAATAGTGAATAAGATCTTGCTTATCCATTAACTGCTGTGCATTTTGCACATTGCCATGTGACAACTCCATTGACAGAATCAGATGAGATGTTTTCTAAATCCCTAATCTGCACTGGCTCATTGCATAGCTGACAAGCGATAAAAGCTGACATAAGGTCAAGCCATTCCCCATTAATCTTAATTCCAACGTGTCCCATTATGCCCTCGGTTTCTGTGGTTGCCATTTGCCTTGACTATTAATTTCATACCATATCGTTGGACACTTGCCTTCAAAGCCTGAATGTCCTAAAGCTGTGCATTGATACGAAGCCCAGTCCTTACCGGTCTTCTGGGAATGTCCAGTCTTCCAGACCATGCTTCCATGCTTGCAAATGGGAACTTCTGACGCTTCTGCTGTGCCGATAATGTCTGCAATATTTTGCATAGCCTTATCAATAGTTATTGGAGCATCTACTACCTTCATATATTCATTGACAGGTGTAGTCCAATAGTCCTGATCTTCTGGCTTAACATCTGCTACCGGTGGCTTTTCTGCTTTCTTAGCTACTACTTTATTCATCTCTTCTCTGGATGGCTTATGCTTGTCGATGCCGATGTTCGCATGACCACAAGCAATACCAATTGCCGAAGTAGCTCCGTTTTCCAGAGCAAAATCTTTATTGACGCCCCTGTCCGTAATAACCTCATTTGCAAGACCAGTCGTGAATGGCTTTTCATCTGTGGTTTCTCGATACAAGCGTGCAGCAACGATAAAACGCTTATCAGACCATTCAAGTATCTCTGTTTCAATCCGTCCATTAGGATACCTCTTCCAAAACTCAATAACTCTTTCTCGTACAGTGGTGTACTCATCTAAATTAAACATATAGCTCATTCTCTTCTGTAGCTAACTGACCCATTAGAGCGATGTAAGCTGCCCCATCGATGTAGTTATCGGCTTTGTCTGGATTTCCGGTGCTGGCTCTGGCAATCTTGACGAGAGCAAGGATGGCACATACTTGATAGTCCGTGACTGGCATCTGTAAGTATGCTGAGATGAGCATTGCGGCGTGTTGCATGTTATCTTGCGGATGACCATAGTCGTTGAGACCACGATCTTGAATGATGTCTGATGCACTTTGTAAAATTTCCGTGTATTTCATTCTTCCCAAAATTCCTGTCTGCTTATGGATCGACCTCGATGCCAACCCTCTCTAATACCACGTTCTTTACCCAGTCTATAGGCATCAATAGCTACAATAGTCATACTGATAAAAATTCCTATTACACAAATCATTAACAACTTATCTGTGTTGCTCATTACTTGACCGCCCTTAGCTTAGGATAATGTCCGTTCATTTCAATGTACTCATCTAGTGTAACTGCACTTTTATACTCGTTGCAGTCTGTGCAGACCTTTGAGATTGTCATATCAAATCCGCAATATAAGCAGTAGAAGTTATTGACAATAGGTGCTCCATAGATCTCAATCGCAGCCATTACGCTACCTCATATTCAGTAACAGCGTAATCGGTCAGGATGACAAATTGATCTAGTGCATTGTCATAGGTTTCTTGAAACTTGATCTCGCGCTGGATTAGGAAGTTACGCGCTAGAATCAAAGCTGTGCGGCTATCAAACCAGAAAGCCCAGAGATGATCAAAGCTAACATGTGGCTCAAAACGATCAGCTTGAATTTCCCAATCGTAGCCATTCCATTGCATTTGTGTATTGCTTAGCATGTCGAAGTCTTGCTCTGTAATTAACATTTTGTACCTGTCTGTAGCGATGCCCTCGATCGCTTACAGAATTAGAGTCTCATGCCTGTATAGCTCGGTCAAGCATATTTAGGTAACGAAACGATAACGATTTTTAGGCGTAAAGTCTGCCGTAAAGGGTGAACGATCCGTCCTTATTAATAGGCACTAGAAATGGACTTACTCGATCTCCGTGTGTCTCAATCACTGCCACGCTCATCTGCCAATTAGCACTGCCAGCCTTCAAATAGGACGCTTTTTTCTTGTCCATGACATTTCCTGCCTCTAAGCCCCATAAAGTCCTGTATTGGCTTCCTAAGCCTTCTGTGTAGGCACTGATGCCTGCCCTGTGCGTGTGTCCGCAGACCACAGATTTACCGAACTTTTTAGCTAATCCTAGAGCTGTAAGTCCGGCGTTGCTGTTCATAGATCCTTCGTCTCCGTGGACTAAGACCCAGCCTTTGTGAAACTCAAATGGCTTTTTGTGGAATCGGATACCGAGTGCTGCGAAATCCATAAACTTGGCGTATTCAAGCTCTGGCAATCCAATGAGGCTAGGTGCTCGTAGTAGCGTATGGTAGAGCCTGTCTGTGTGATTGCTGCGAGTGACATCTGTTGTGCCGAGCTCATAGAGAATATCCTGAGCAAGGCTTCTGTCAGCATCCAACGTTCCCTCCCACTCTAATTTAGTGCCCTGTGCCCAACGACTTTGTGACTGCATATCCAGTTCATCGCCGGTATTTAAAACAAGGTCAAACTTCTCACGCTTTACTAACTTGATTAGATTTCTTACTGCTTGCTCATGATGATAGGGAATCTGTAGATCCGAGATCACCAAGTATCTGCGTTTAGTCATCGTCCTCATCTTCGTAATCGCTGAGTTTCTCTGGCTCAACTGGATCAGGCAAAATCCATCGCGGATAAGATGGGACATCTGTAATCATGAATAATGCAATGCCCTCGCTAAAACCTGCCTTGCGTAGAGATTTCCAGTATTCATGCAGCCTGATGCAATACGCATCTAG